CCCTAAACCGCTTTTTCTATATCGTTAGCGGTTTATGGCTTCGCCAACCCCTGACAACCGTTCCCCCGTGCCACTTCCCAAACGGTATCAAGATGAGGATAGGATACGATAAGATAGTCATAATATAACAGTAGTGCAAACAAAGCGAAAATAGGGTATATTTGGGGGGGATAGTCTGAAAGGGGGGGTTATAGAAGGTAAAAGTAACAGTTTTATCAGTATGTATGGTGTGTACAGTATGGAAAAATCAACATGGAATAAATTTTTGGATTTTGTTGAAGGTAAGACTGAATATATTGAAGGTATTACTCAAGATGAATTAGACGAGGAAGACGAAGATTGATTGAATACATTATACTAGTTTCAGTAGTTGCAGCCGGAATTTGTGGCATAGTAATTACTAGAAATGTATTCGGATCTGATCAAATACATGGCAAGCTTAAGAATAGATACGTTTCCTATATTTCTGACCTTGAACAAGATAATAAAAAATTAACTGGAAAGCTAAACAAGATGAAACAAAACATTACAATATCTTCTGATGATTTTGATAAAGAAAACCCGTTGGGATCCATCGCTGGTCTTATTTCGCAATTTGCTCCCATGTTGCCTAAAAATTTAGCACCTTTGTTACAAAGTCCGGAAGCTATGGGATTTATTGAAAAGATGGTAAAAGATAACCCTGAAAAAGTTACTGATTTAATATCTAAATTTGTAAAGAAACCAAAAGCAAATAATGAACAATCTGCCGTTAGTATGGAATCCGTGTAAACGTGGCAAGGAACGCGGCTTACATTGCAGTTCTTGTTATGTTGGTTGGGGACTTATCTTCGATGGACAAACAGTTAAAATCGACAAGTGCCTTTTTTGTAATGGATGAAACTCAATGATATCCTTCTTATCGGTGGCGCGTTACTTGCAGCTTTGGTTCTCTCTAAGGGTGGAGCAGTTTCGTCAGTTTTACAAAACGCTTCCATTCCTTTACTGTCTAATGAAAATCAAAATCAACCAAAAATTACAAAAGTAATAGTAACTCCTCCACAATTTACACAAATAGACATAACCGAACAACTTAGAAATATTTCTAGTTTAGAACTAGAAAAAAATTTAACACCATTACAAAATCAATTAAGTCAAACTCAAAATTATATTTCTACCCAAGAAAAAATAATAAACAAAAGATATGGTAGAGGGCAACAGGGTGCTTTCCTTTATCCTTCTGATGTTGATAATATCCAAAATCAATATGGTACAATAACAAATGAAAACACCATTGAATATTTTGAGAATAACCCAGAAATTCAAACACAAGGATTAAGAAATCAATACAATATTTTAATCGCAAGACGTAACGTAGGTAAGGCAGAAGAAATTTTAATTAGACAACAAGGTGAAATTGATTTAATAAATGAAGAATATCAAACAAGATTCGGCGGTTTAAGCCGATATGGTTAAATTACTTAAGTGTATTCGTTAATTATGGTTTCACTTAATACAATTATTACACTAGGCGGTTTAGGAGCTGCTTATTTAATTTTTACAAGATTGGGAGGTGGTGCAGGTATTGGTTCAGCTATTGGGTCCCAAATTGGGGATTTTACCGGATCATTAGGTGCCGGATTAACACAAGCTGTAAACAAATTTGGAAATCTTGTAGAGACACCTCAAGCAAATGCATCAGATGGATACAGATTAGATCCTACCGAAACAAGAAACTATGAAGATTATGTTAACTATAACGATCCTACGCCTACACCTACAGATAACCCGCCTTTTCTATTTCCAGATCCACCAGCAAAAATAACACCTCCACCAGTTATACAATACGGTGATCCTTTGCCACCATTCGCAGGTGATTTAGAATACGTAGTTAAAACTAATGATGCTAATGGTAAATGGAACTTTTTTGAACAAACACCAATAGATCAAAGATTTCCTAATGTAAGAAAAGCAACAGCAGAGGAAAAAACTTTTCTTCAACGTTTTGGAATAGGTTTGTAAAATGGCTAAACTAAAAGGTGCAAAAAAAGCAGCGTTCTTAAAAAGAATGGCAGATGGCAGAAAAAAAGCGAAATCCGCAAAAATCCCAGGCCCTAAAAAGCGGAAAACCGCAACTAAAAGACGGATAAAAGCAAAGGTTAAAAGAAGGACTACAATTAGAAAACCTATGGTTAAACGTAGAACACGAATCGCTAGACGTTCTAGAAGCGTTGGACGCGGTATCGGATCTAGTTTGAAAACCGGTGTAATCGGTGATGTAGTGAAAGGCATTGGTGCAGGCAGCTTGATAACATTAGTTATGAGCAGAGTAGCACCAAATAGCTCTATCACTCCGATCGCATCAACTGGAGCCGCTTTTTTAAGTGGAGGTCTAGTTGGTGGGGCAGCAAATCTCATTTTAACAGGTGGCTTAGGTCAACTCGGTGGGATGTTTGGCGGTGCAACAGCACCACAACAGGAGTTAGGAGTATAATATGCCCTTGCCAGTCCAGAGGACCTATACCTCAGATGGAGCAGCCTTGAATGTTACAACATTTATGACGGACAATCAAACAGGTCAAACTAATTTTCTAACGTTAACTCCAAATACACTTCAGGATCTTGTCAATTCGCCAGATCCAGCAGCAGGATTAAGATACCAATTCACATTGGTAAAGAACGGAAACTCGACTAGCGTTCGCGCATTTTCAGATTCTGTCTCACCATCCACGGCTGGGAGAGTGCCTATTGGCGTTGTCTCGATGAGTTCAGGCAGCTATCAATGGTCTTGCGTACAAAATTCAGGAGTTGCAACGGCTACTACTATACTTGTCCGATACGGCAGCCCACTTAATTAGGAGTTACAAATTCATTATGCCTTTTTCTAATAACATAGTAAACAATTACCAGCTCAATTCTGGGAACAGCCCCTTGCTTTATCCGGTCCGCATTGTATGTCCTCAAGGTGTGACAACCAACATTAGTTTTCCTGATCAATTCTTAGGTCGTGCAATTAATTTAAAAATTACAAACAATGATGGAACCAATGCCGCATCATACGATTATAATCTTAATGCCACGTTTGCAAATCTACCAGCAGCCAATTTTTCAACAGTAGATAATGCAGTTGTAAACTATCTTACTGTTATTGCCGGAGCTGCCGGTTCAACACTTGTTGAAGCTCAAGTATTGCCAGCAACTAGAAGCGAAGTGCCAATAGAGGTACAAGTATAGATGGCTTTTGGTGGCGGATCTAGCGGATCAGCAGCCTTAACTGCACATACACATAATCAAACATTAGCAGGGGATGGGGGTCAACTATCACAAACATTAACTGATATGAATGGTGTGACGCTATATTCAGAAATTACAGATAACAGCGCAGCAGTAGCAGCCAACACGGCAAATATTGCAACAAATACGGCAGCTATTGCAGCAATAGAAGCAGGTATATGCTCCGTAACATTCCAAGATGATTTTGCTTCTGATAATTTTACCGATGGTGGTGGTGGTGACGTTTCAGTAGTACCGCCAAATTTAATTTATGATGCAGGTACAGGAACAACAGACTCTAGATCATATTATGACCTCGGTGCCACAGTAAGTGAAACCAAATGGACTTTAAGATGGAAGCAAACAAGCACAACAGTAGGAAGTAGTGCTTCCGGGTGTGATCTAGGATTTGGTATATCTTCAACAAATACCGAATGGGATGATTCTCAAAACGGTTTATGCTTTGTAAGGGGTTCAGGTACTAATCCAAATGATGATAAATATTACTTGAATAGATGCACAGCAGGAAACTATGTAGATAACGGAGGAGCAAACAAAGCTGGATTTTCTACATCAACTGGAAACGTTACAGGTCAAGTTTATTATGTTCAATTAATGAGGACATCCGCAAGTACAATAATTGCATCAATATACAGCGATGAATACATAACTCTAGTTGAAAGTGAAACTTTTACAGATTTAACAGGTGTTACAGGTTTAAGATATTTGAAAGCCGCATCAAGATCACAAAATACGAACACTAACAACGGAAATATTGATGATGTTGCATTTTACAACGGATGCAACGGAACCATATTATGATGAGGTATTATTAAATCAGTAAGGTTAGCAATATCCCATCTAGCACCACAATAAACACAATGGGCTATGCCTTTATCATTGCAACTGCTGATCAAGAAGGTATGTTCAAGAACTAACCTATCTTTCTTTCTACATCTGTATTCGTTTTTCATTCTTCATCATCCCAATCAAAGAGGACTTTGCAATAACTGCATCTTACTTGTTCAAATATTATGGGATCTATAGGTTCCTCACATTCAGGGCAAGTCAAAACATAGATTTTGTCTTTAACTTCATCTTCGGTCATTATCATGCTTCAATCCCTATCTTTCTTGCCAAACTCATAACACTAGCTGCAATAGCTTCATCTGCAGACTCCATATGTTGTCTAGATCTAATCTGTTCTACTAATGCCCAAAAGGATATTGACATTGTCAAAGTTTTATGGGTTTTAATTTCTTTGGTCCTCTTTATCATACAAAGTCTTTACAAAGTTTCTATTTAACCTTGTACACACACACACTTGATATTTTGTAACTAAAACTCCCTAAACCGCTTTTTCTATATCGTTAGCGGTTTATGGCTTCGCCAACCCCTGACAACCGTTCCCCCGTGCCACTTCCCAAACGGTATCAAGATGAGGATAGGATACGATAAGATAGTCATAATATA